TCTCTATGTGCAAATCTTAAATCATCAAAGAAAAAACGATCTACTTTACCATTACCGATTGGTTGAGATTTATTACCATCTGTTACTCTAAAACCATCTTCTGATAAAAAATATACAAGGTTTCCTACTTTAATAACTGTTTTACCTTGTACAGCTCCTATGTTATCTTCAATACGCCTAAAAGAAAATATTACATTACCACCTCTATAGTCCATTCTAGTAATTCTATTTTCTTGAAATATCAAACCAAACTGTCCACCTGTTACACCAGTAACAACTCCACCTTCTGGTAAATCTTCAAAGTCTGCTTGGTTTGTACCTGCTGTCCAACTAGTAGCATCATTAACTGCTGACCATTGTACTCTGTTACGAGCAGTAGGTTGAAACCCAGTAACAACAAAATTGTTTACAACTGCTGCATGTCTAAATGATGGTGGTGAACCACCTAATGCAGCAAAGTCTGTTGATGTATCTAATGACCATGCTCTAGGTGCATCAGTTCCATTGAATGCAATTACTGTTTCTCCAAACTTTACAAAATCCCAATAACCATTATCTGCTGTATTATAAGTAACTCCAGCACTTTCATCTGTTACTGAGTTAGCTTGTATTTGATATAGCTTACTAGAATCACCTGCAAAGATTGTTACATTACCACCATCAGATGTAAATGATGCAGCTCCCTGACATCTATTATCTAGAGCATTTACAGTAGCCTGTGTAATACTTTTCCAAGGTCTGTAACTATTTACAGCAGGATAAACATTCTTGGCTTCAGTTGCACCAGGATTAATATGATCTGGTAGGTCTGGTAACCATTCTCCAAAAGGTACTTGCATTATTTTACGTTATCAAAATTATTAATATTAATACCTGATCTTTGTACAAGAGGCGCACCATTATATTTATCTAATGCATCTGCATCTTTTACTTGTTGCAATGCAGCTTCATACTGTGCTTTAAATTGTGTAACAGTTGTTTGATCCATGCCTCTAATAAATGTGGATGCAAAGTATAATGCACCATAAAGATATACATCAGGATGATTAGTTAAAATAAAATTAGTAGCTGTGCTACCATCTATACTATCAAATGCTTTATAAAAAGTTAATCTAGCAGTTACTGCTGTATCAGGCACAGGACTAAATCTAAAGTTAGAACCCTCTATAGAAAATAATCTTGGTGTTCCTGAATTGGTATGACCTTGTGTATCAGCTTGATGAAATGCTGTAGCTAGTTCTAATGTTTGGTCTGGCGTAGAACTTGTAATAATAAAACTTTTAACTTGTAAGAATCCTGTTGGTAATGCTTCTGTTTCTGCATCTATTGTAAAAGAACTATTTACATTTTCCATAGCTCTTACTCTTAATCTTCTATTAAAATCTGCTTCTGTTAAATCTATAAAATCATCTATTTCAGATGTTAGATCATCTCTAGCAAGAAAGTTTGCAATAGAGGTTTTTAAATTTGTATAACTATCTAATGCCATTATAATCTTTTATCTCCTGTTCTAAAGAACATATACTCATTACTGTTTACCATTTCTTTAATAATCTTTTTTTGTTCTTCTAAATTTAATTTATGATAATTAGAATGACCAAATCGTTCTTTAGTTTTAACTTTTAAAGCTATTAATGGTATCTGAGCTATGCGTTGTAAATTACCTTTTTGATCAATATTATTTTGTGACCATTTGTTTTCTTCTAATATATTTGTAGTATCTTGTGTACTCTTTACTACAAGTTTACGAGTACCTCTATCAATATGTATTGGTTGATTTTTATCGTATGGATTATTTGTCATACAACAACAAGTGTACCAGTAACTGTAACTGTTGCTGCAAATGTAATTGGTCCAGCTAATACAGCACTAGTTATTATTTGATCTTTATTTATTTCAGAATCATGTTCATGTATAGTTTCACCTGCTGGTGCATCACCTATATATTGAACACCACCTACTGATGTTATTGTTGCCATGCTATCTCCTATGTACTAATTGAATCAACTACTGATACCCATACATCAATACTGTCTGCTGTACCAGCTTGTCCTTTTAAGATATCTCCACTTTGTAATACAAATTTAGCACCACCTTGCACTAGCTCTACTGAACTTGCTGGTGGTATAGATAAATCTTTTACAAGGTATCTTGTTGTAGAACCACCCTCAGATACAAATACACTTACTGTAACTGTAGTAGTTAAAATGTTTGCAAGTCTCAATCCTACAACAGCATCATCACTATTAGATGTATATATTGTAGTTGCTGAGTTTGTTATCTGCGCGCCATTCGATTCAAAATCTTGTGCCATGTTTTCTCCTATAAAGCGATTGCCATTGCAACAGCTAGACCTTTGCTTGCTTTGGCATCTAATTGTGTTTGAATATCTGAAGTAACAGATCCTAAGTGTTGGAACTCTGCACTTGTTACTGATCCATCAGCTATCTTAGTAGCGTCAATGGCAGCAGATGCTTTGATGTTTGCGTTTTCAATATTTGTAATACTGTTGCCTGTACCGTCTGCATCTATTGTTTTGTTAGTTAGTGTGTCTGTAGAGCTAGCAGTAATACCACCAATGTCTGATAAGACTTCAGCAGTTGATCTACTCTCTAGTCCACTTGCAGTAAACCTAGCGTACTCATCATCTGCAACACTTGCACTATCTATCTTAACTGCGTTTGTATTACTAATTCCAAAAGTAAGTGATGCTTGTCCACCAATATCACTTAGTACTTCACTAGCTGATCTACCTTCAATAGATGTACCTGCTACTTTTAAGAAATCGTCATCAGCTACACCACTTGTAAAGATAGGAATATTAGTATCTGATATACCAAAACTTAATGCAGCTTGACCTCCTATATCACTTAATACTTCTGAGGTGCTACGACTTTCTAAACCATTAGATGTAAATCGTGCATACTCATCATCAGCCACACTTGAAGAATCTATTTTTACAGCATTAGTATTTGAGATACCAAATGTCAAACTAGCTTGTCCACCTATGTCAGATAGAACTTCTGCTGTACTTCTGCTTTCTAAACCGTTTGCAGTGAATCTTGCATATTCGTCATCTGCAACAGAACTGCTGTCTACTTTAACTGCATTGGTATTACTTATGCCAAATGTTAAAGATGCTTGACCACCTATATCTGATAGGACTTCTGAAGCAGAACGACCTTCTACACTTGTTCCTGATATTCTTAAAAAGTCGTCATCAGCTACGCCAGTAGTAAACTGTGGTACATTAGTGTTACCAATACCAAATGTTAGGGATGCTTGCTTGCCATCAATCTGTCCTTGTATATCACTAGATACACCATCTAGTCTTTGAAACTCCGCATTAGATACTGAGCCATCTCCTAGTTTTGCAGCATCAATACCTGTAGGTAAGTTGCCAGCAGATACGCCAACAACTAAATCAATAGTACCATCAGAATCTTCATAGGTTGCAGTAATGTCAGTTTCAGTATTACTACTAAACATAGCACCAACAATATCTTGTACTGCTTCTGTGCTTGAACCTGCATATGATTTTACATTAGCTGCTGTTATCTTTTTTGTTTGACCTGCATCTGTATCTACAATAGCAAATATATCATCATCTGCTGGTGTGGATAATGCTGTTAATTCACTTATCTTACTGTCTGCCATGTTTTTTCCTTAATGATTGTTTAGCTTTTTTTGCGATACTAACAACTTGATTCTTGCCCATAACTTTTGCTCTTTGTTCCATTACTGTTAGTATCTGTATTTTTCTAGCAAATGGTTTTTTTACTTTATTAACTTTTCTTACAGTAGCTCTTGCATCTGCTGGTGTAGCAAATTTAATTCTTACTGTATCTTTAGGATTCTCATCAGTGTAAAGTCTGCGTTTGCTTCCTTTTGGTTTTTTTCCTGTTCCTACTTTTGGATCTTTCGCCATGTTCTTTTTCTTTTAATAATTCAACTAGTTGTTTAAATGTCATCAATTTGGTATTGGTCTTCCACTAAACACAGTACCGACTGCTTGTTCTAATTTAATATTATCACCACCTTCAATCAATAAGTATGTTCCATCTTGTAACTTAATATTATCGTTAGGTGTATCTGTTCTTCTATCTCTATAACGATCTTGTCCTCTGTGTGAAAACCTAGTAGCAATCGTCATTGAGCTAGTTCACTTATCCTTGCTGTGCCATCAGTAGAACCTACTCTTAGTACAGCAACTTTAGTTGCAGGAGTAATTCTAAAATATTCTGGTGTGAATGCAGGAACAATAATGCTAGATGATGTTGCTGTAGGTGAAGTTGCATTCATTTCAACATAAGCATCAACAGTTGTTACAATTCTTATTTCTCTTGTTTGTGCATTGAAAGCATTAGATGTTGCAGCACTTGAGCTACCAACAGCTACAGTTTGAGTTGTTCCTATTTTAAATGTAGTAGGTGCTTTATAATCAGTCATAATTACTCCGATAGTTCTGAAATATACAATGAACCATTACCAGAAGATCTAATTACAGATATGATATTTCCTGGAGCTACTTTAAAAGTTTCATAATCTTTTGCAGCTAAAGGTGTTGCAGCAGTTGTTGCTGTTACAGCAGGATTGCTTATTGTAATAAAACAATCAGTTGTAGCATACAATCTAACATATCTAACTTGATCTGATATAGCAGAACTATTTGCAGCACTTGCTGTATAGTCTACCTTCTGTACTGTTCCTGTTAATTTATAATACATAATGTTCCTTAGAATGATTCTAAAGAGGGAGCCGAAGCTCCCTCGCTTAGATTATTGGTTGATGTCGAGAAGAATACCGTGTGCGGCTTCGTTTCTCATTTCAAGTGTGTACTCAGCTAAGAGTTGTTTCTTCTCAGAGTCACCAGTCTTAGCAAGATCAGTTACTGAAAAGTCTCTTAGGTAAGCAACAGCAGCCATGTCTCTTTGTAGTAAGAATGCATTGCTTTCACTTGTTACTGCCATAACTCTGTTTGGAACAACTTGTAGATCACCAAAGTCTGATGAGTAAACATCAATAGCTGCGTACTCAACTTTAGAATCAGCTTGTCCAAATCTAGTAGTGTTAGCATTGAAACCAGATATAGTTTGTTTCACACTTGGTGGAACAACTAATAGATCCATTTCTCCGCCAGACTCATAAACCTCTTTGATAACAGTCTTTAAGATTGTTTCAGTAAGGTCTCTGTCAGTACCAGAGTTAGGTAAGTCAGTACCAGAGCCAGTAGATAAAGCTCCACCAGATCCTGCATCACCATTAGTTTTCAACC